GACGCTCTTCCGATCTAATATTTCTTGTATTGGGCGGAAGATCTCAAGATGATTTTTGCGTCCGATTTCGATGGCGTAGGCAATACCGTAAATTCGTTCTCTCTTATGATTGAAACCAAATTGTGTAGCCGATAAACATTGCCATTGACAATCATACCCGCTTTTGGTAAGATCGCAAAGGACTTGTTCAAATCCTCGAATAGTGAGCATTGGGCTGTTTTCAAAGACGATGAATTTAGGTCTAATTTGCCCCACAATTCTTTTATATTCTTTCCATAAACCGGAACGTTCTCCATTGATTCCTTTAACTTTTCCATCTTCCCAAAGTTTTTTATTTGAAACATTTGCTATTGATATATCTTGGCAAGGAAATCCTCCGCTAATAATATCCACACAAGGGGGATCAATCATTGCACAAACATCTACAAATTGAACGGCATCGGGAAAATGACATTTAAGGATGTTCCGTTTATGCTCCTCACATTCGCAATTCCAAATTGTTTTTATTCCCGACATTTGGGCTCCAAGGTCAAAACCTCCAACCCCAGAGAACAAACTACCATGTGTCATTGAACTCATACAATAATTATTTTGCAGGTTCCCACTCGATTGTTATCACGGCATCGAGTTTACCGCTACCTTTACAGACCGGGCAATCTATTTTCACCCGTTCCCGTTGTTCCTCTCCCCAAAAGAAACCGTTACCGTGGCAATGGCTACACCGGTGGCCTTTGCTGGAGATACTTTCTTTCCTGTTTCCCTCCCCGATAAACATGGGAGGCGATATCAATATCATTTGGTTGTTTTTGCTCATTTCCATTCGTTTTAAATGTTATCTCCCCAATATCTTACCGCACCCTCGTCCCAAATCGTAAAATGCCCCACGGAGCCGAAAAAACGGCCTTTCGAGAAAGCCCGGAACCCCTCCACGTAAATTTTCAGGGAGGCATCATACATCACTTTCTTTGCGCTCCGGCCATCAGGGTTCCGCCCGTCCGCATGGGAGATAAAGATCAGCAGCTTGTTCCGGTGCGCCTCCTTGAATTTGATGTACTCCTTATAGCTCATTTGGGTGTATTGAAAACTGTCGATGACGTAAAAATCGGGGCTTTTATGTTTATCCATCCTCTCACCAAGTTCGGACATCGGCTCACAGTCGAGCAGCTGGAAACGGCGGTTTACCTCGGCCATATTGAAACGGCGGAGCGTGTTCTGCATGGTAAGGCTCGCACCCTCTTCGAGGCTGTCATAAGCCACCCGCCCGAACTTTGCCAGCTCCTTGCAAAGCTGCATGACAAAGCTGCTTTTCCCGTTACCGCTGTTGCCCCAAATAAACCAAACGCCGATCCGTTCAGGCTCGCCGAAAGCCTCCGCCCATGCGCCTGTCAGCTTGAGCGTTTCTTTCTTCATGCTTACTGCCTCTGTTACCGATAATGCCCGTGCCATAAATCAATACCTGAAATCTGTAAAATGAATAACCACTCCCTCGAAAGTATCAGAGGTCTTAAAGAACCAGCTTACGAAATCATCGAGAGTCATCCCGTCATTGGCTGCCAGCTGCTCCACGTTCAGAAGCTGTTTCCCGTCTATGAAAACGGACGGCTGCTCGATATCGGAGTCCCATGTCATCCTTACCTGCTGGATACCGATTTTTCTCAGCCTTTTCACCTCCAGCTGCGGGGTGTGATAAGGGCGGCCAATCCACCGGCGGATAGATAGCTCCGCATTGCGGGAATTGATCTGTTTCATGTTGTACTCCCATTTGCCCGGATCCTCACGGAACGTGTGGATCTTGGTTCCTTTAATCACTTTCTCAGGAAAGCCGGTGAGCTGGCCTCCTTTAAGATGGCCTGCCGGGAACCGGCTTGCGAGTGGTAAAACAATTTGTTTCATATACTTTTTGAATTACGTTCAAACGCCGTTCAACCGGCATTTGAACAGGGTTCTATACTATTTCGCTGCCGCCACTTTTTTCTCCCGGTGAATGGCATCTTTCACGCATCGCAAATCAAACTCCGATTTCTCCGTCACATCGATCACCTTTGCGATCTGTCTCTTGTCCGTCAGGCCGTTGGCTTGACAAATGGCAAATACATCATTGCAAGAGGTTGGCTCCAACTCAAAGAACTTACGCCCGATACGGGAATAAATCTCGTTATACCCTTTCCGGTTATGGTTCAAACCGCAATCAATACGGTGCTGGATGTAATCAGTGGATAAGAAAGTAATCCCGCATTTGCCCTCCAACCGGTTATACAGGTTGATAAAGTAGTGAAACACGTTATCGTTCAACTTGTCACCCTCATCGAATACCAAAAGCGGATTTTCCATCTGTATGATGCTCTCGATGGCCAAGTCCAATATTTCCCGGATACGCATCCCGCAAGTCTTAAAACCGAGTTTACGGGCGATCTCCCGGACAAAATCACCTTTCCGCATATCTTCATCACAAAGTATGACGAACACCTCATGATTTTTTTGTGCGTACATGGTGGCTGTCGTTGTTTTGCCGCATCCCGCACCACCCACGATCCAGCGGACTTTTTTAAACTCCTGCGCATCGCTCAGGGCATACCATATTTCCTGAAAGGAGTTCGTTTCCACGAGCTGCCAACCGGTAGCTGCGGCTGCCGGAGTAATCTGAGCGATGATATTACGGAACATATCATCGCTGATATTCTCGTACTTGCCGTTAATCACGGCACTCAGTGTACCGGCAGACACGCCGTTCAAACTCGCCGCAGCCTTTTTTTGGCTGGAATACTTCGCTGCATATACCCGGAGAGCCTCACGGATAGTGTCTTTCTCTTGCTGTGTCATTGTACTGTTCATTTTATTTTGAATTATAATTTTCCTGCTACTTTCTTTTCATTCAGGCGGATGTCTCCATTCAGCTGGTCAAACGTGATGTTGCTTATCAGTTTTGTCACCTTACCGGCGGAGAGCTGCTCCGGATCCTGACTGTACCGGCGGACACGGCGTTCAATCTCACGCTCCGTTTCTTTCTTTACACCTTTCAGTTTCGGACGTTTGAGTCCCTGTTGTTCCATGCTCACGCCGTGCGCCTGCTCGATGATCCGGGCTCCCACCTGACGCTCGATGCGATCCTCCGTGTTCGCCTCGATATTCCGGCGGATAAAGGACATTTCACCCTCGGTCTGTTCCTGAATATTCCGGTGGATAACGATATAAGGCTCCGCCGTCCGCACGAATCTCAGCTCTCCGGCCTTATCTTTCTTGTAGAGCCGTACAGAGGTATGGTCATAAGGATCATACATGGTGTAGAACTTTTGCCCCCTGTTGCTTCTGAGGAATTCGTGATCGGGAACACCCGGAGCCTCGTAAACCTCGTATGTGAACTCACGTTTCTTGATGGTTATTTTCAAGCCGTTGTCGGTATAAGTGGACGGCTTGTCCGTCATCACCCAAAACATCTCGATCATGTCGAGAACACCCACCGCCGGGGTATCAGGGTTCACGCTATTTTTGTACATTTCCATACGGCTCGATCCGGTAGCAAAATGTCTGCTTTCGTTCCATTCTTTCCGGGCGGCAGCGTATGCTGCTTTCAGTTCGGCCAAAGTGTAAAGTTTATCCTTGTTCGCCTCGATACGCTCTAAATTCGGGCGGCTCGTGTCTTTTTTGGTGGTGATATTTTGACCAGTGAACCTCCAATCCTTGTGCAGAACCTCGGCCTGAAAACGTCCGAAAACGCTCTCTATCGTTTTGGATTGCCCGCTGTATGGAGCCGTGGTTCTATGAACATGGCCGACAATCTTATCAAAGAAATGGCTGTTCTGCAGTTTCTTGTGGCCTCCCTGATTATCATGCACCAGCTCGTAAGGCTTATGACCTGATACCTGAATGGCCATGCGGTAGGCGTTATATTGCGCCTCGTAGTCCTCGCTGTCTGAAATGTGGTATCCCAAAAATACCTCCGAATAAGCATCGATGACCTCGTAAACCTGAGTGGTACGAACCACCAGCTTACCGTCTTTGTCGTAATCCTTGTAATACAAATTGATTTTCGTACCGTCACCATACCACAAGGAGTCACGCATCGAGGGAAGCTCGGTCTTATTCTTGCGGCTGTAACGCTGGTGGGCTTTCAGCTCCCCGTGAACAGCATCGTACCACAACGGTTCGATGTCAGGACGATTCAGGAACCCACGGAGACTCTGAATGCTCCGGAGCTGTTTCCAGCCTTTCTCGCCTGCAATCCGGTTGAATTCCACGAATATTTGAGCATCTGTATAAACGGGAACGCTGCTACGCTTTAACGCTATAATCATGTTACCGGCTTCCTCGGTTATTTTCAGGGTGTTATCATTTCCCATTTTTTTGCTGATCAGACAGGAATACCCCTCTTTCTTGTATTGGTTTATCTTGTCTTTCAGCCGGGCGGCGTTTTCAGGCAGCGTGTGGCCATAAGAATCACGGAGGCAGTCTGCCGTTCCGATAATCGTTTCCCATACTTTCTTTGTACTTCCACCCAAAGCCTTGCGATAGCCCTCCCGGTCATTCAGGATGGATACCAACTCGTTCAGTACCGAGGCGTTTATGGTGTATTCCTCTTTTTTCCTTTCGGTAAGGCTCACCATCTCGCCGGCCTTGTCATATCGATAATTCTCAAAGAATGTTCGGGCGGCATCATCTATTTTAAGCCTGTCTTTCATACACTGCTCTTTGATTAGCTCCACCGGATCACCATACTTTTGCTCAAAGCGGATCCGATAGCGTTCAGGTAGGGAGGGATAGCTGTACCGGGCATATCCATCGAGGCCACCACCACGGTCAACCCTTTGAATTTTGCCACGATATAGCAAAGAATTCAAAGTACCTTTAGGTATTACTGTAAGCAATTCCTCGTAGGTTACGCATACTATTTTATTAAAATACTCCATACCTTTTTAAACTTTGTCCCCGGAGGCGGAGTCGAACCACCTCAAAAGACCGTCCGGGATTTTTCTTACCTTTGCAAAATCAAATCGTTATCATCATGGAAACATCATTTTGTATTACCTTTTACATTGATCAGGAGATTGACTATCCTGACAGCGTTCGCAAAGCCGTTGCAAATCATCTAAGGAGATTGAACCTGAGATACAGAAGTACGCTTTATTATCCCGAATCCGGATGGTCAACCCCTGCGTCTGGAGTTCCGGTGGAGTTGAGTTTCTATACGTCAATTCCAAAAGGCCGGCCAAGCGGAAGTAAGGCTCTTCATCAAGTTCTAAAAAACGCCGTGAACGAGATTGAGAGGGAGCATAAGGAGGTTGTAAAGACAGCCATAGAGAGGGCGTGTCATCCATCTCGTTGACGATTTCGGGGCATCTTGCGGAGTACAAGGTTCTTTCCGCATCAAGCAGATCTTCAAACGATTTTCTGATAATGTTATCTTCTTTAACGTGAAATACTCTTTTCATGATTAATCCTCCTTTATATTTAATGGTACTTTCTTAATCAGGCGGGCGGCATTGGCAAAATTCAAGACCACCACGGCAATCGCCCAAACCGGGCTGTCATCAGTTATACATAAAAAGCATAAACTCAGGCAGAAATACCACACGTAAAACTTTTGCCTCGCAGTCAAAGAGAAATACTCTTTGAACTCATCTCCAAAGAGGAGTAAAAACTTCTTTTTCATGCCATATCCTTTTGATTACCGATTTCAACTCCGCCACGCTCAATGGCTACTTTACGAATAAGCCTCGCCTTGCTGCTGTTACTGCGATAAACCAAAGCCTCCCAAACAGCTTTGCTCGTGACTTTAAAATCCTTTGAGATTTTATTGATCTCACCACGATCTACTACTATTCGTT